CGATTAAAGACGACCCTGAAGCGTTTGTATTGTTTGCGTTTCCGTGGGGGCAGGAGAACACGCCGCTAGTTAAGTACAACGGACCGCGCATGTGGCAGCGCCAGGTGTTGCGCGACATCAAGACGCACATACAGAAGAACAAGGGTCAAGTCGATATGGACACGCTGCGAGAGGCAGTCAGTTCAGGTCGAGGGATCGGTAAGTCGGCGCTGGTGAGTTGGTTGATTATGTGGATGCTATCGACACGGATCGGGTCGAGCGTGATCGTGAGCGCTAATAGTGAGGCGCAGCTCAGGTCAGTGACGTGGGGGGAGCTAACTAAGTGGTCCACGATGATCATCAACGCGCACTGGTGGGAGATCAGCGCGACCAAGCTGCAACCGGCGAAGTGGTTATGCGACATCGTGGAGCGTGATCTTAGGAAGGGGACGCGCTACTGGGCGGCAGAGGGTAAGTTGTGGTCAGAAGAGAACCCTGACAGCTACGCGGGGGTGCACAACCACGATGGGATGATGTTGATCTTTGATGAGGCAAGCGGGATACCAGACCCGATCTGGGCGGTGGGGGCTGGGTTCTTTACGGAGAACATATTAGATAGGTATTGGTTCGCGTTCAGTAACCCGCGCCGCAACACAGGGTACTTCTTTGAGTGCTTCCACGCCAAGCGTGACTTTTGGACAACGCGGCAGGTGGACGCAAGGACGGTAGAGGACACCGACAAGCAGGTCTATAGGCAGATCATCGAGGAGTATGGCGAGGACTCAAGCCAAGCGAAGGTGGAGGTGTACGGTGAGTTTCCGTCCAGTGGCGACGATCAGTTCATCACATCAAGCGCTGTAGCGGACGCAGCCGCACGGCCACGGTACAAGGACGAAACCGCGCCAATTGTTATTGGTGTGGACCCAGCGCGGGGCGGTGCGGACTCGACAGTGATCGTGGTCAGGCAAGGACGCGACCTGACAGCGATCCATCGCTACCACGGCGAGGATACGATGACGATCGTAGGGCGCGTGATCGACGCGATCGAGCAGTACAAGCCAACGCTCGTGGTGCTCGATGAGGGTGGGCTAGGGTACGGTATCTTAGATAGGCTGCACGAGCAGCGCTACAAGGTCGTGCGAGGGGTGAACTTCGGGTGGAAGGCGAAGAACCCTATTATGTATGGTAATAAACGCGCCGAGTTGTGGGGGCTGATGAAGGAGTGGCTTAAAACGGCGTCGATCCCTAACGACAGAGCGCTCAAGTCTGATCTAGTTGGGCCTACCATAAAACCTAATTCGTCGGGTACAATTTTCCTAGAAGGCAAAAAGGAAATGAAAGCCAGAGGGTTAGCATCGCCCGACGCTGCTGACGCGCTGGCGGTGACGTTTGCATTTCCGGTCGCGCACAGGCAGTATGTTGAAAAGCGAACAAATCGTGCGTATAACGCCAACGGTGTAACCACATCTTGGATGGGTGCTTGATGGCAAAGAAAGGCGTGTCACTATCAGTCGGACGCGGTGAAAAGCTACCCGTATCTAAGGGTGCGGGGCTGACGGCTAAGGGTCGTGAGAAGTATAACCGCGAGACAGGTAGTAACTTAAAGGCACCAGCACCTAATCCTAAGACCGAAGCAGACAAGGGACGTAAGGCATCCTTTTGCGCTAGAATGGGCGCGGTAGCCGCTAAAGCTAAAGACGGTGAACGCGCTAAAGCATCACTTAAACGATGGAAGTGTTAATGATGGCTACTAAACCAGGTCTCTATGCGAACATTCATGCTAAACGCGAACGCATCGCTGCGGGGTCTGGTGAGAAGATGCGTAAGCCTGGTAGTAAAGGTGCGCCGACGGCTAAGGACTTTCGTGAGTCGGCAAAGACCGCTAAAAAACCTATGAAAGGTAAATGATGCCACTTGTTAAATCAACCAGCAAAGACGCCTTCCGTAAAAACATCAAGGCTGAAGTTGAAGCAGGCAAGCCTGTCAAGCAAGCGGTGGCGATCGCCTACTCAGTAAAGCGTGAAGCGGCGAAAAAAGCAAGCCCTAAACCTATGGCAAAGAAAAAGTAATGGCAACGCTTAAGCAAGACCCTACGGGTATTGAAGGCGCGGGCAAGGTATCGGCTCGCGGCGGTCCTGATCAGAAGGATCATCGAGATACGTTGCAACTGATGCGCGACCGGCTACGGCAAGCGATTGGCGCGTACTCAGAAAGCCGTGAAGACGAGCTTGATGATCTGCGTTTTATGGCAGGTTCGCCAGACAACCAGTGGCAGTGGCCGCAAGATGTATTGGCAACGCGGGGGTCGGTGCAAGGGCAAACGGTCAACGCAAGACCTTGCCTGACTATTAACAAGCTACCACAGCATGTAAGACAAGTAACTAACGAGCAGCGCCAGAACCGGCCAAGCGGCAAGGTCATACCTGTTAACGATCAAGCCGACGTTGAGGTTGCCGAGGTGCTCGATGGCATCGTGCGGCACATTGAGTACATGTCAGACGCTGACGTAGCCTACGACACGGCGTGTGAAAACCAAGTCACTTACGGTGAAGGCTACATTCGTATTCTGACGGAGTATTGCTACGAAGATAGTTTTGATCAAGACATCAAGATTGCTCGCGTACGCAATAGCTTTAGCGTCTACATGGACCCGTTGATCCAAGACCCATGCGGGGCAGACGCTGAGTGGTGCTTTATTACTGAGGATTTGCTGAAAGAAGACTACCAGCGCATGTACCCCAACGCTGCGCCGCTGTCTTCAATCATGGCGCAAGGTATTGGTGACCAAGATATAAGCCAATGGATTACGGAAGATACGATCCGTATTGCAGAGTATTTTTATATCGCGCACAAACAAGAGACGCTTTACCTGTACCCAGGCAATCAGTCAGTCTTCAAGGGGTCTATGGAAGACGATCAACTGCGGGCTATGGGGCTTAGACCCCTACGCGAGCGCCGTGTAGATCGCAAGAAAGTCATGTGGATGAAAACCAATGGCTTTGAGGTGCTTGAAGAGCGCGAATGGGCGGGTAATTGGATTCCGGTTGTGCGCGTCGTAGGTAATGAGTTTCAGGTTGATGGCCGCATCTTTATTTCAGGCATCGTACGCAACGCTAAAGATGCTCAACGGATGTACAACTACTGGACAAGCCAAGAAGCTGAGATGCTTGCGCTTGCGCCTAAAGCGCCATTTATCGGTTACGGCGGTCAGTTTGAAGGTTATGAGTACCAGTGGAAGACGGCTAATACACAAAATTGGCCTTATTTAGAGGTCAATCCTGACGTTACCGACGGTGCTGGATCAATCTTGCCGTTACCGCAACGCGCTGCGCCGCCACTGCCACAAACAGGCCTTATTCAGGCCAAGATGGGTGCGTCTGAAGACATCAAAGCTACCACAGGCCAGTATGACGCAAGCCTGGGGCAGGTGTCTAACGAACGTTCTGGCCGTGCTATTTTAGCAAGACAGAAGGAATCTGACACAGGAACTTATCACTACGTTGATAATTTAGCCCGTGCTGTACGGTATGTGACGCGTCAATTGGTGGATTTGATACCAAAAATCTACGATACACAGCGTATTGCTAGGATTATTGGTATCGACGGCGAAACCAACATGGTTAAGATCGATCCCACGCAGCAAGAACCGGTTAAAAAGATCATTGACCAGACAGGTGTGGTGATCGATAAGATTTACAACCCATCAGTTGGCCGATACGACGTGGTGGTGACCACAGGCCCAAGCTACATGACCAAGCGTCAAGAAGCTATGGACGCTATGGCTCAGATTTTGCAGGGCAACCCCAACTTATGGGCTGTTGCAGGCGATTTGTTTGTTAAAAACATGGATTGGCCTGGTGCTCAAGAGATGGCCGCACGTCTTCGCAAGACTATCGACCCGCAACTGCTTGCTGATCAAGACAACGATCCTGCGCTACAAGCTGCTCAGAAGCAGATTGAGGCGATGGGCGCTGAAATGCAACAAATGCACGATATGCTTATGAACGTCAATCAGTCGATTGAGGCTAGAGACGTTCAAGTACGTGAATTTGAGGCTAAAATCAAGGCATTTGATGCCGAAACTAAGCGTATTTCAGCGACAATGCCTGGTATGACGATGGAGCAGATTCAAGATATTGTGATGGGGACACTTGCTGCTGCACACGATGCGGGGGATTTGATACCGCCGCAGCAAATGCAAGGCCCGATTATGGAAGAACCAGACGATATGGGACGTGAAGCTGCTATTATGGCTCGTCAGGAAGAAGCTCAACAGGCCAGACCCATGCCAAACGTGGTGCCACAGGAGGGCCAAGCATGAAATGTGCTGACTTTATAGGCATGTTGTTTTTGGCCCGTGATGTTACTCACTCAGTCCATCTAAACACACGCAGCTACAGCAAACATAAAGCGTTAGGTAAGTTTTATGACAAAATTGTCGATTTAGCAGACAATTTTGCAGAAGTTTACCAAGGTAAGCATGGTCTAATTGGCCCGATTTCGTTGATGAACGCAGGTAAAACCTCTAACATCCTAGATTTTATGCAAGATCAGGTTGATGAGATTGAAAAAATCAGGTATGAAGTGTGCGGTAAAGATGAAACCGCGCTGCAAAATATTATCGATGAAATTGTCGGGTTGTACTTAAGTACAATCTACAAAATTAAGTTTCTTGCATAAGGAACCACGATGGAACTTCTCAATCCAATGGGTAAGACGGATTACCCTACCTACACGGCTACAGCCGGTGCTACAGCAGGCAACACGACAGCGTGGGGCGCAGGGCCACAAGGCGTTTTAGTATGGTGTGATGTGGCGTGTTATGTTGAAGTTGGCGTGGATGCTGTAGCTACAACGGCTAGCACGGCCATTACCGCTAATACGCCGATCCCGTTTGTTGTTCCCTTAAACACCACAGGCGCTCCGTGGCGTGTTAGTGTGCTACGTGTTGGTGGCACTGACGGAACAGCTTACTGTAAGCCAATAAACAAGCAATGAGTTACTTTGGTGTTGATCTTAGAAATTCTGTCGCTATAGGATTAGCCGGTATTACATCGCTATTTTCCGGCTCTAAGGATGTACCTACACCACCGTCTGGCAATTTTATTATCTTAGAAACGTCTGGCTATCTTGTGCAAGAAGTAGGCACATCGCCAAATAATCGTTTTGAGCTGGAGTAAGGCATGGCAGATACAAAAATCAGTGCGCTAACAAGCGGCAATCCAGCGCAATCAGGTGATGAGATACCTATAGCGCGAAGCGGCGCTAACTACAAAATTACAGCAGGCAGTATTGCATCGCTTGGCGCTGGAATACCAGGCGGTTCAAATACGCAACTGCAATACAATAATTCAGGTTCTTTTGCTGGCGCAACAAATTTAGTTACAGATGGTTCAAATCTTACAATTAATGCTCAAGGCGACGTAAGGTTTGCAGACGCAGACTCTAGCAATTGGGTGGCATTTCAAGCCGCATCGACAATTGCATCAAATGTAACGTGGACGCTACCTAACGCTGACGGGACTAGCGGTCAGTTTCTCTCTACTAACGGTTCTGGAACGCTGTCTTGGGCAGGAAGCGATGTTGTTGTTCAAGCAGATATAGGAACGGCTGCTAACGAGATACCGCTCAATCAGTATCTTGGAGCCAATGCTTACGTTGATACAGAAACGCCTGCTTTGAACATCGGCACAGGCATTACCACAGGCACAGGAACAATTTGCAGAGCCAATGGTGGTTTATCAGGCGGCATCTACCGCATGACGATCTTGATTGACCTAACGGGCTTGAACTCAGGTGGTACAGCAGGTGACATTATTGGTGTAAATGGCACTGCACTGCCTTGCTACATTGCACAACTGCCTGCCATGACGGTACTGGGCGGTAGGATGACCTGCCTTGAGACACCAGCAGGTGGCGATACGGATATTGACCTTTACTCAGCCACAGAAGGTACAGGGGTAGAAGATCAAGCCATTACCGCACTGACTGAAACGCAGATTATCAATGCAGGAGCGCAGACGCGAGGCACAGTGACTTATTTCTCTGCTGATCCAGTTACGAATGAGTACTTTTACTTTGTTGGGCAGGGTACAGCAAACGCCACTTATACGGCAGGTCGCTTCCTGATTGAGATATTTGGAGTCCAATAAATGGCTATCGCATCCAATTTTCCAGCAATCAAGCCATCGCTTTCGCTTGATTTTGCCAACACCAAAAGGCTAGACAGCAGAGTCACTTTCACCCGTACGACCACAGCCACTTACTATGATGGGGTCACGACGGCGATGGCAGAGCAAAATTTGCTGTTGCAAAGCCAAGATTACAGCGCAACATGGACGGTTACAAATCTAACGCCTGTTACAGGAAAAACAGCGCCAGATAGCACTTCTACTGCAACTGAATTTACTGCTGGTGCTGCTAATGCTGTGCTGACACAAGGTTACACGGCGGTTGCAGGATCATATACTTTTAGTGTTTGGCTTCGTAGGGTAACGGGAACCGGCAACATTGATATTGCTGCTGACAATGGCACATGGACAACAAAAGTTATTACCGGAACATGGGCTAGATATGACGTTACACAAACCGTTGCTGCTGGGTCAAAAACTGCTGGTGTCCGTGTAGTTACTAGCGGTGATGCTATTGAAGTTTGGGGCGCTCAACTAGAACAACGCAGCTCGGCAACTGCCTACACCGCCACGACCACACAGCGGATTACCAACTACATTCCTGTGCTGCTCACAGCGGCATCAGGTGTGGCTCGGTTTGATCACAACCCCACCACGGATGAATCACTGGGGCTGTTGATTGAGGAGGCGAGGACGAATACTTGTTTGCAATCGGAAGACTTTAGTACAACTTGGTCTGCGACAAGAGCGACGCTATCGACCAATTCTAGCGTTTCACCGGCAGGTACATTGACAGCAGATAAACTGATTGCCACTACCGACAACAATACTCACTTTGTAGCCCAAACTTTTACAGGCACTGCTGCATCTTGGACGTTCACGGTTTACGCTAAAGCGCTTGACTATAGTTTTGTTGCTTTACGTTTATTTAACGGCACATCGCAAGTTGGACTTGCCTATTACAACCTCTCAACAGGTGCAACCGCTACGGTTACGGCAGGTACAGCATCTATTCAATCTGTAGGCAACGGTTGGTACAGATGTGCTTTGACTGCCACACTTGCTGCATCAGCATCATGTACAGCCGACATTCAATTGGCTAACGCAGATAATACGAATAGTTTTGCAGGCAACGGTTACTCTGGCATTTCAATTTGGGGTTCTCAGGTTGAACTTGGAGCCTTCCCCACCAGTTACATCGCCACAACATCCGCAACGGTTACGCGCAACGCCGACACTGCCAGCATGACGGGTAGTAACTTCACGAGTTGGTATAACGCTGGGCAGGGAACTTTATATGCGGAGTTTAGTGTTGGTGCTTTGAACCGTGATGCCAGAGTTATTTGGCTTGATGGGGGCAGTGCAAGCAACGTAATTGATCTAACAGTATCTTCTACAAACAATGTATTTCTGGAGGGTCTTTCTTCTGGCGCATACAGTGGAAATCTGCAAGTTGGTTCTGTGGCAACAGACACAGCTTATAGAACTGGAGCTGTTTACTCATCAACAAGCACCGAAGCAGTTTCGCAATCTGGAGCCATTACGACCGGATCGTTAACGCTTCCTGTTTCGGGTATTTCTCAGTTAGGGATTGGCTATCAAACATCGCCTTTTGCTTCTGCTTATCTCAACGGCACCATCAAGAAAATCGCTTACTACCCCATACGCGTCACTGATGCCAACCTTCAAGCCTTAACCTCATGAGGTCACCCATGAATGATTACCGATTGCAATTTGCTGATGAGGCTGCATGGTGGGCCGCCGCTGCTTCTGAGGGGTGGGTGCAACATGAGTATGCCCCCGTTGAAAACGAAGGTGATGACCCTGTCATTGTCAGATCATGGATTGCTGCCCCTGGCATCGATTTTGATGAGATCGGCATCATTTACAGGCCAACGGGTGTTGTGGTTGATGACGTGCCTGAGATGGAGCCACTACCTGGGTGGCATGTCAATATACGGATACTCGTAGGCTTAATACCTGACAATATGATTTCCAATGTTGTTTTGCCAGCCGATCCAGTAAGAACTTTTGCTGGTGGTTGGTTTCAAGGTGCGGTTTAATTCAAGGACTAACCATGTCAACCATCAAAATATCGGCGTTGCCTAGTGGTAATCCGGCACAGTCAGGTGATGAGATACCGATTGCTCGCAGCGGCACAAGCTACAAAATTACGGCTGGAAGCATTGCTGGTCTTGCTACACCTGGTGTAGAAGGCCCAACTTCCTCAGTAAACAACCAAATCGCGTTGTTTGCAGGAACGGCAGGTGACAGTATTCAAGCAGCTTCAACGACAGGCATACTAAAAGCCACTTCGGGTGTTATTGCTGCCGCTGTGGCAGGTGTTGACTATGGTGACATTTACGGCGCAGATACTATTTGTACCGACAATTCGCTTGTGCGGTTTGATGGTACGACAGGAAAGCTGATACAAAAGTCCACGGCGGGCGTGACGGATGCCGGGTTCCTTACTGCTAACGGTCTTACTTTTCCCGCAGTTCAAGTTTCATCGGCTGATGTTAATACGTTGGATGACTACGAAGAAGGGACGTGGACACCCAACTACATGAGTAACGACATATTTAGTGGTGATATAGCGGTAACTTATGTGTCAAACACAACAAGAGGGCGCTACAGAAAGATTGGTGCTGTTGTGTTTATTGAGTTTTCAATCGCTACTTCATCAGTAACAGTAACAGGTACTACATCAGATACTCTTTCGGTTGAGGGTTTACCTTTTGCGCCAATTTCAGGTTTTCCTTTGGGATCATCTCAAATTTTAATCAACCAAAATCTTGGATGGACTACGGCAGCCCCAGCTTTTGGGCAGATAACCACGACAAACTTAAGTTTTGCAACAGGGTCAATTACAATATCGACTAAGACATCTCCTGACGTGTTGACGCCATCATCAATAACTGGCGCAAACCTTACCTCTGGCTCGACAAAGAATACCATTTACGCCAGTGGTTTTTATTTTACTGCTACGTGAGGTCATTATGATTGATAAACAGGTAAGTATTGACAAGATTGAAGTCCTAGAAGACGGCGGCGTTCTTATTCGGCAAGTCACAAAGATTGTTGAAAATGACGAAGAAATTTCACGTTCTTACCATCGTTCGTCGCTGGCTCCAGGCCAAAGTCTTGTGGGTCAAGACGCTCGTGTCCAAGCTGTATGCAACGCTGTCTGGACCTCCGAAGTCATTGCAGCATATCAAGACTCTAGGCTGGGGCTACAATAAGGATTCAACCATGTCCGTCTTTATTTCAGCGCTTGGTGGCGCGGCAGCACAGTTTTTTGATAGCAGCGGCAACCCTTTGACGGGCGGGTTACTTTACTCATACGCCGCTGGCACCACGACACCTCAAGCTACCTTTACATCGTCAGCGGGTTCAACAGCACACACCAATCCGATCGTATTGGACTCGGCAGGCCGCGTACCATCAGGTGAAATTTGGTTAACGGACGGTCTTAACTACAAATTTGTGTTAAGGGATAGCGCTGGAGCGCTGATTGGTACTTATGATGATTTGACCGGCATTAACTCTAATTATCTAAATTACACCAACAGCCAAGAGATTCAAACTGCAACGTCAAGTCAAACTGTGTTTACGCTGACGACGATGCAGTACGCACCAGGCACAAACAGCCTATCCGTATTTGTTGATGGTATCAACCAGTACGGGCCAGGAGCGCAATACGCTTACACAGAAACCAACAGCACCACGGTTACATTTAACTCAGGCTTAACAGCAGGCCAAAAAGTTAAATTTACGAACTCAGAAATTAATGGGTCGTCTTATGGCACTGCGACTCAAATATCTTACACGCCACCATTTTCAAACAGCACGGCCACCAACGTGTCCAATAAGTTGTCGCAAATGGTTAGCGTCAAGGATTTTGGCGCTGTGGGTGATGGTGTGGCGAATGACACCACAGCCATCCAAACGGCTATTACACAATCAGCAGGGAAGACACTCTATTTTCCTAGCGGTACTTACGTGGTAAGCACCCAAGTCAACTTGGTATCCAATATCACGTTGATCGGTTACAACGCGACCATCACTTGCACCACTACGCCTACTACCGATCTTATCTTTGGCGCGTCAAAAACAAACATAGTCATCGAAGGTCTAACGTTCGACGGCGGCAGCTACACAGTTGCCACTAACATTGGTCTAGTGGCTTTCCAGCTTTGCACAGACGTTAAGGTTATCAACTGT